GTATTGCGCCGGCATCTGCGCTGCAGCTTCTGGCCCAAAGATCTGCGCGGTTTGCTGGCGCGCGCGATCCCAGGTCGCTTGGTCCCTGACGCCGTTCATGATCTGGCCGGCGACCTCGTAGTTCTTCAGGTGCTGCTCGACCTGCAGTTTCATAGTCTCAAGGTTGGACTTCTTCTGTTCGGACTGGAACTTCTGCGCGGCCTGCGCCTGTGGCACCAAGCCGGCCTTGTAGTAGGCGCTGGACAGGTTTTCGGGAGCAGTGCCCTGTGCAATGCGCCGCTGCTCGGCGTCGTCCTGCATGCCTTGGCGAAGCTGCGAGAGCTTCATCGAGCCGAGCTCACGCTGCATGCGCTGGTCGTCAACCTCGCCTTGATCGAGGAGAGGGGTCACGCCCTTGCCGATTTGGAAGATGATGTTTGGGTCGAGTGCCATATCAAGCCGTCCATCCGCGCGAGGTGTTGAGGTTGGCAATCGGGTCTGTATTGCCTACATAGCCCGTGTAGCCGCTGTATCCACCACCGTTGTTGCTCAACAGGGTATTCCAGCCTTGGGTCGTGCTGGGGTTGTTCGTGCGGTATGCATTCAGCAGAGAGTTCGCACCAGAGACGAGCGCATTGCTGCCTGCAACTTCCCCAGCAGCCGCAGCGTTGGCGGCTCCAGTCAGATTGCCACCAACGGTTGCCGCCGTCTGGTTGCCAGCGGCGCCGACTTGCGCGGCAGAGTTCTGGCCCATCTGCGATTGCCCAGTGAGGAAGCTGTAGATGGTGTTGCGGTTCTGGTTGTATGCACCAAGGTTCGTGTTCCAGGTGCTCTGAGCGCGGCTGAAGCCCTCATTGAACTTGGTCCCCGCGTAGTCTTCGTTGTAGCGCGCGAGCTCCTTCATGGCCGCACCAGACAAGAAGTTCCCGCGGGATGCCTGTCCACGCTCGATGCCCTGCGTTCCCTGATCGAGCCCGAACTTATAGCCCGGGTCGGTCAGCAAGTCTTTGCCAGTGAAACTGAACTCTTCGCCGTTGCGGTAAGGACGGAGCAAAGAACCGTAGGTGGGGTCAGCTTTCAGCGCATCTTCTTGGGCTTTCTGCTCGGCGTAGTACTTCGCGATTTCGGCGTTCAGCGCTTCTTCATCAACTACTCCGGCCGGCCCCGACTGCTGGGCGCTGTTTTCGTAGATGCCATAGCCGTCCTGGCCGGGGTTGGACATGTTGGGCGACGTCCAGAGGGACGAGCGATCACCATTGGCGCCCCGGGCGGCTTGCTGCTGGAAATAGTCGTGAGCACCTTGCGCGCCAAGGGCCGCAATAGCCTCGGCGCCAGTACGGTAGACAGGCGCACCACTGCCCCCCCCTGCCGGCTGCTTGGTAAAACGGCTGAGCAGTTGAGCGCGCACCTGATCCGGCGTAAGGCCTGTGGCAAGGCCCATCGAGGTGACGCCAGACGAGCCAACACCGCCAGTTCCCAGATACCTGCCAAGCAGGTCCTGCGCAGCCCCGCCAGCCTTGACCCAAGGCGAGAGGTCATTGCGCATCTGTGCCTGCGCGATGATCGCGGCTTGATTCGCGGCGTCAGATCCACCTTGCATCGCTCCCGCCGCGTTCTTCGACGCGCTCATCTGGGAAACAGTCCCGACAGCGGCAATCCCCGCACCAACCCAAGCTACTGACATATCAAATCCTCCGCGTATTCGGTGGTGGCGACTTCCGCCTCAATCTTCTCGATGTCGGTTTCATCGGTCCTGAAGACGTTGATGAAAACCGTGTCCTGATGGGCGTACCCCACCTTCTGAATGCCAGGCTTTGACACTGCGATATGGCCGGCTTGGAACCGCCCCATGCCTGTTTCCGTGAGGATCGATATGTCGCCCTTTGCAACGATGTTCACGCACTCTTTGAGATGAATTTTTCCCACCAAGAGTGAGCCTTTCGGGATGAACAAGGTTCGCGTGTAGACGCCATCAATCAAGGTGTGCTGCACCTCAAACTCACGCTGCTCCGTAGCCGGCAGCTCGAGCAGGTTTTGCGTCCATTCGCGGATCTGTTTGCGGATGGCCTTTGGAGACCTGTCTGGTACGTTAAATGTGACCTCGCCATCTACGATGACGAGCAGCGACCCCGGCCTCGTCATCGCGAAGCCTTGCCCGTACTTGACCTTCATACCGGCGCGCCCGATGCGTCGTGCCAAACAATCGGGTTGATCGAGTGCAACCAAACAGGATGGCCGAGGTCTTCGTCGTAGTAAAAGCGCCCCACCCAGAGGAGTGAGGTCGGGCGCTCCGCCGTTGGGCCGCCCTGTTGCGAAGCAAGAACTGCCCTATGCGTGCGACCGAGCCATTGCGCCCAGGACGTCGTCCAATTTCCGGCTTCATCAAAGGGCTGTCCGCCTGGGATGTCATAGGACTTCATCAGGAGAACTCCGCCCATGCACCGATAAACACGGTCTTCACTGGATCGGTCACGCGCAGGCGAAAAACCCAGTCACGACCGCGGCCGAGACGCAGGAAGAGCGAACGGCATTTGAACTGACCTATCGCGCCGATGTCCCGCCAAACCTCTTCGGACCATGTATGCCCGCCGTCCTTGCTGTACTGGAGCATCAGTTGCGGCTGCGAGCCCTGCCCTGTCACCAACCCAACGCCGCCCTCCATCTCAATCCACAGCTTGGACAGGAAGGTGTATTCGCCTGTCGATTGATGGCGCGATACAAGTTCGCGGGCAATCGACTGCCCGTCGTCGCTATAGACCCCATCCTCGAAGCGGTACAACTTCCCGTTCTCGTAGTCGGTGACATACGAGCTATCCAGGAAGTTGATCTGAATCTCGCCACGATGACGCCCGCCTGAGGACTCGGCGCGATGCCACTCCCGGCTGAGCCCGTCGAATACCCACGACTCGTTAGCCGATGGGAAGTTGATCTGGTAGAACGGATGCCCGCTCACCATGTATGCGAAGCCGGTAGCGTTGGAAACGCCTTCGTACTGGCTGAAGATGTAGTCCATCTCCGGGTTCGACACAGGCACAGCGTTGTAGCCAGACAGCGTGCATACCTGCACAGCGCCCAAGCGGTTCTTGCGCAGGAAAATGAGCGAGTCCATGAACTTGCACAGTGACCAGCGCGCAGCAAGGCCCCACTCAATCGCCGCCGCTCCGACACGAGCGAATGGAAAATCCAATGCTCCCGAGTCGCTCCAGAACTCCGTCGTCTCACTGCCGAAAAGCAGGATCTGCCCGTTGTCGGCCATCACTCGGATCAAGTTGTCCGGATTCGATTCGGCCGTGGCGAAGTCCAGAGAGGTCCAGCCCGTCAGACCATCAAGCGGCGCCGACACATAAAAGCGGCCGGAGTTCGGCTTCTGGACTATGAAATACTGATTCAGGAACGTGACCGTATCTGCCCCCGGGAAGTCCGGGTCGGTGATCTGGGCGAACGTCGAAGTACCGGTGTCGTAGATGTACCCATTCGGTCCATCCACGATCATGATCTGCGTGCCGTTGTCCGAGATGTCCACGCGGCCCGCAGACGTGAGTAGCGTGCCAATGTTGGTCATCGTGCCGTCGTTCGTCACACGCCACAGAGTGAAGCGGTTGACGATGTAGAGAACATCGTCTTTCTTCCAAGTCCCGCGGCTTGGGTAAGAGCCGAAGTTGACGAACGTCGTCAGCCCGGGTGTCGGATAGAGCGTCAGCGTTCCCTTTTCTCCGTCCTTCTGGATCTCGGCATACAGGTTCGTGCGCTTCTGCGCATCGACGTTGTACGACTTGCCGAAATTGCCAAGCCCGAAGAGGGGAACAGGCCTTACCGCCATTCCAGAGGCCCCGAGCGCGGATAGGCGCAGTCATCGACCGAGATGCAGATCGGCGCCTGGTCGGTCGCCCATTGCAACATCAGGAACTTCTTCTGTGCGGCACGGGCCGAAATCTCGGCACGGATCGTCTGGTCCACGCCGTACTTCAGCGAGATCTCGTCGGCGAGAAAATACTGCAGGCTGTTGACGTACTGCTGTTGGATGTTCGTCGTGCCGGCCAGGATCACATCCGGCAAGATCGATTGGTAGCTCAACCAAAGTCCCGGCTCTTGCGTCGGCGCTGGGTATAGGTGGAAGCTTAGGTCGGGCGAGACGTAGAACACCTCTGGATAGTCGGCGGTTTGGGTGAGGTCATATGCCTCCCAGATGAACTTCGAAACCGGACGAAGAGGACGCAGCACGCCCGAAGCATCGGTGTACTTGAGCACTGGGGCGGCGAAGTAATCGAGCGGTGGCGTGACGATGCTTGGCGTGCCGAGCGTCCACGAAATCGAAACTGGGTTGTTCGATATGCGCGGCCATTGGAATCCGTAGTTCGGTAGTTCCTTGATGACGCCGTTCAGCGCGTCCAGGCACAGTGCTGCATCCTCGTCTTCCACCTTCTCACCAACACCAATGGCTTGGCAAAGCTGCAGCGCGCCTTGGATTACCTTGATCGTGGTCAGCGACCAGTCCAGGCTCGCGTCAATGACGATGGTCATGCTGTCCTTTCAGGCAAAAGAAAACCCGCAGCAGCGGGTTTGGTGAAGAGCACATTGCTGCGACTCAGGGGATGAGGTTGTTGTTGTAGGTAACCGCACCAGTCGCTCCGGCGCTAGACAAATGCGTGCCCGCCCCGCGCCCTCGGTTGTTTCCGATCACCGCCTTGGTTGTGGCGTTGTATTTGATGTGCGTCACGAAGCCTTCTGTATAGACGCCAACGACTTCCGGATTCGCGGCGCCGGTCACATCGACGCCCACAGTTGCACCATTGCCAATAAGCCTCCAGTCACCAGAAACAACCTGGACGCCGTCGCCGACGACCGTTGCGGGCGCCGTGACGCCGCCGAGGGTCATGCCGGAGATCTCGCCGGACCCCACCATCTTCAGGCTGGTCAACGGCGCAGAGACAGCCCACAGACCCGTCGTCTTCGCAGCGATTCGATAGATGCGGGCGTCGTTGCAGGAAGAGAGGTCGATCACGTTGGCCGAGCAGTCGCCCACCGCGTTTTGAATGTCGACCCGGCCAACGCACGAACGGGCGTACACAAGGCTCGCGGCCTTAGACCTCTTGGAAATGTCGATCGTCACCGTGTCGTTTGCCCCCAGCGACTGCAGAGCCACCACCGAGCCGGTCGAGTTGGAGTTGTTGCAATGCGGCGCTCGGATATGGCCACTGCTGCCAGTGGCGACATAGATTGCTCCCGCATTTGCCCCGCCATATGAAGCAGTGCTGGTGATTTGCCCGTCAAGAACACTGAATGTCGCGGCGCCTTCGATTCGTATCGGGAAGCCCAGTCCGGCTGCATTGAGGGTTGGGTTTACCAGTTCGAAGCCTGCCGCCCTGCCGCAAATCAGATCCGTGTCGTGCGTCGCGCTGACGGTGGGATTCAGCACGGAGTTATTGACGCCGTAGCAGTCAATCCCAATGCTCGATGTCGCCGCGCTCGTTGAGTCGCAATCCACAACTGGCTCACTGATGATGCAGTTTGGGGCGATTGTTTTGATGCCACGCTTAGAGCTGTCTTTAACCGTCGCGTGGGTTATGCGATAGCTGCTTTTTGACGCGGCGTTCAGATAGTCCACATCAAAGACGTTGATTCCGTCGCCGTCCTCTGCGGGCCGCACTTTCGTTACATCGGCCAAAATCTCGAAGTCATTGGTCATGCCAGCTTTGTTAATGGAGACCAACACGCCCACACCAGAACCTGCACTGTCACCAACAATGCCATTCGCTGTAGCTGTCACCCCGTCGATGACCGCATGGATTCTTGACTTCACTGAAGTGCGAGTCGCATTTGATGCCACGCGATACAGAAGTCCACGACATGGCTTGGTGTTATCACTGTTCCTCAATCCGTTGACGCGCACGTCATAGGTCGTCGTTCGATTTCCCGTGTAATAGCTAGCCTCGACAAGCAATCCATGCTCAGCTTTGTCGGCATTCGCGGCATCAAACGTGAGCCCGATGACATCCAGGTCCCCATTAGCGAATAGCAACGCTCCATCTACAGTAGGAGCGGTACTCAATACGAATTTGAACGTTGGCCATGTGCCGTCTGTCTCGACTGAATAGTTCGCCATCAAGCTGTCGCTAAGCAAGTAGATGCCGTCGTATACCTTCACCGGGCCGGCAGCGAATGCTTTCTTTACAGCATCAGTGACATCTAGAAGTGCCGTCTTCGCCTTCACATCGGCGACCTGCGCTTCGGTCATGAATTCGAAGATGCTGATCGTCTGGCGCTGCAGCCACTGCGAAACAGTTGATGCAGTCGATCCTGCTGCCGTGCGCTGCCATCCGACCTTCGCAGCCCCATCCGAGGCCGCCGCTTCTGCCTTCTTC